GTTGTAGCTCTATATCTTGCAGACCCAAATCAGCCTGTGAAGAATTACCTTGCAGCAGGATTGGCAGCAGTTGCCGGGCCTGTTTTGAAGGCGCTTGATTCCAAGTCAACAGAATTTGGCAGAGGAAGCAAGTAAAAATGAACCGGGGGGAAATTTTAGATGAGGCAAAACGCCTCACGCATACTGATCGTCAAAAAAACTATGGATCACCGTATGTAAATCACAAGCGCATTGCCGACCTGTGGAGCGTGTATCTTGAAACTGAGATAACACCTTCACAGGTCGCTTTGTGTTTATGTCTTGTGAAAATAGCTCGTTTGATTGAGACACCTGACCATGAAGACTCATTTGTAGATTTGGCAGCATATGCCTCAATAGCAGGGGAGATTGAATCACGATGGAAATGATCACGCTTGTTCCAACTCGTGGGCGACCACAAAATGCAGTTGAACTCTTAGCCTGTCACGATGAACTCTCAAGTGCCTCACGCTTGCTCTTCATCGTGGACTATGACGACCCAAAGGCAGATGATTATGTCTTTGAAGTAGGCGATGATTATGTAATCACCTGCAACAATGATTCTCGCGGAATGGCAAAGCCACTCAATTATGTGGCACGCAAATACCAAGACAAATACAAATACTTCACCTTCATCGGCGATGACCACCGCCCACGCACCGCCGATTGGGATGCACTCTTAATTCAGGCATTGCAACAGGCACCGTCACTTGCCTACGGCAATGACCTACTTCAAGGCAAGCGCCTTCCAACGATGGTCTCAATGACATCTGACATTGTTGGCGCACTTGATGGAATGGTGCCACCGAATATGAAGCATCTTTATCTTGACAACTTTTGGAAGAAATTGGGCGAGGATTTAGGCTCTTTGACCTATCTTGAAGATGTCATCATTGAGCATATGCACCCGATTGCAGGAAAAGCTGATTGGGATGAGGGTTATCGTGAGGTCAATGCGCAGGAAGTTTATTCTGCCGATGCTCTTGCTTACAAGAACTATATTGAATCTGAAGCATACGAGGTCTTACTGAAGAAACTTCGCAAATGAAACAGGCAATCTCTTTTTCTTTGTATGGGTCAGACCTTCGATACTCAGTCGGAGCAATCAAAAACGCCATCATTGCTCAAGAGATTTTGGATGAGGAATATGACCTCATCTTCTTTGTCGGGCAATCGGTGCCTTCCTGGGTAATCTCAACCCTGCGCCTGTTTCCCAATGTTCGAGTTATTCAAACAGATGCACCTGAAGATCACACCGCCAAATTATGGCGCTTTCTTGCGTGTGAACTAGATTATGACTTTGTTGCCTTCCGTGATGCCGATGCTCGATTGTCTTTGCGTGAACTCAAGGCACATGAGGAATTCATTGAGTCAGGCTTAGATGCCCACATCATGAAGGATCATCCGATTGGTCACAATTACCCTATCAATGCAGGTATGTTCACAGTTCGCTCGGCACTCTTCAAGGACATTCGCACTCTGATTGAGTCTGTTGAAATCAAGGACTATTACACCCAAGATCAAGACTTCCTGAGAAATCTGATTTACCCACGGATTCAGTTCTCGTGCTTTGTTCATGACGAGTTCTACGATACAGCCGTTGAAGGCAAATCCATCCGCAAGCCATATCTGCTTGAACCTGTCAACCAGGTAAGTCACATTGGCGCAGCTTTAGATGAGAATGATAGGTTTATGTTCACCGTTGATCAACAGAAATCTGTGACTTTATCGGGTGATGATAAATACTTGTATGAGTGGGGGCAATAATGAAAATTCTTATCACAGGCGATGCCGGCTTTGTTGGGCGTGCATTTCATCGTGCGCTTGCAAAACAACGCCATGACATCACAGGCATTGACCTAGTAAATGGCAAAGAGGTTCGACATTTCTTCGCCACAGACAACACACAGTTTGACATCGTGATTCATCTCGCGGCGATTGTCGGTGGGCGAATGACTATTGAGGGCAATCCTTTGTCAGTTGCCTCTGACCTTGCCATCGATGCAGATATGTTCCAATGGGCGCTGAAAACTCGCCCGAAGCACATTGTCTATTTTTCATCAAGTGCGGCTTATCCAATCTTCTTGCAAAAACTTGCCTATCAACAAAAATTGCGTGAAATTGACATCAATCTTGAACATATTCGCACACCTGATTTCACTTATGGTTGGGCGAAGTTATCGGGCGAAATGCTTGCTTCATATGCAAGAGCTGAAGGTTTGAAGGTAACTGTGTTGCGCCCATTCAGCGGATATGGTTCAGATCAGGCGCTTGATTACCCATTCCCATCTTTTATTGAACGCGCCAAGCGCAAGGCAGACCCATTTGAAGTGTGGGGCAGAGGTACCCAGGTGCGCGACTTTGTTCACATTGATGATGTCGTTGGAGCTACATTTGCAGCCGTGATGAATGATGTTACAACAATGAATATCTGCACAGGTCGCCCAACCTCATTCATTGAATTGGCAGAAATGGTGATGTTGCAAGCAGGTTATCTTGCGCCTATCAAAAACAATCTTGATGCGCCAATAGGTGTTGAATACCGCGTAGGCGACCCGACTGGGATGCTTGAAGTATATGAACCAGAAATCTCCCTCGAAGAAGGCATTGCTCTCGCGCTTGCCAAATAAGAAATCCCCCTCACCATTGGTCGGTCATGGTGAGGGGGATTTTTTTGTCTTTTTAGGCTAAATCCACTCCATCATCGGTGCAGGTTGAATGTCTTTGACGACCTCATAGAACTTGCCTGATTCGTGCAATGATCCTGCGCCTACAACATATCCATTGTGTTTGATGTCAACGCCTTCACGCAATTTTCCCTTGAACTTAGCATCGGCAGGGGCGGTGTAATACAAATGCAAGCCATCGCCTGTTGCAACTGTGAATGTGTCAAGGTTAAGACCTTCAGTTGTTCCGCCGTTTCGGTAATCAATGTCAAAGACAACTAAGTTTGAAGGGGCGCAAGCGATGCCAATGTTGAGCATCGGTGCGCGAGTGAACCATTTCTCAATGGATTCAATGTCAGTTGTCGCTGACTTATACCCATGAGTTGCAATGGGAAAGAATGGTGTCTTTTGATAAGGAGCAACAGGCAAGATGTGCCAACCTCTTTCGGCAAAGGCAATGGCGGTTGTGGCTTTTGTCATTTGATATATCCCTTCAAAAAGTCAACAATTACTTCGGAAACTGATTTGCCTTCTGACTGTGCCTTCGCCTTCGCCTTCGCCCATACTTGATCACTGACTCTGACTGACCTGATTTTCTTTCCGACCATTACAACACCACACATTCGCTCATTGAACCCCAACACCAACCAAGAAACTCTGCATTGGGTGCATCAATTCCAACCCACCACAGATTGCTTGCAACTTGCCAAATGACAATGATTCCAACTGCAATTGCAATTGCTCGTACGCGCTTGCCACGCTTTGTAATCATTCTCGAGTTCCATCCTCTCTATATGCAATTTCTGCGTTCCATAATGGTTCATATTTTGCATCAGCTTTATCTTTAGCATCTTGAGCATCTTCGGCATAAATCCGAACTGTTTTTTCAGCAATAATTGTTACTCGATACCAATGCTTTTTTGTCATACTTCAACTCCATCCCAAGTTGCAACCTCAAACAACATTTCTGAAATGTCTAAGACACACGCATATTTGAAAACTGTTTCAGAATAATTCTGATTCAAAAAGTCTTGAACATCATCATCTGAATTCTCATACACTTCAAGCAAGTCTTGAAGAAATGATTGGTATTTTTGAATTGCTTCTTCCATTCTTCCAACTGCTTCTGCCTTTGTGAATTGTTCATCTGCTGAAATTTCATATGCGTACATTATGCATTCACCTCACTATTCAAACCGAAAATGAAACCGCCACCATTGCCTTCGGGGTCTTGACTAATTTGAATTTGACCAATCTCGCCATCCTTGAACTTGACTGTGAATGATGGAAAACCATCACCAAAATCTTCTTGATCTTGCATCCCATCAAAAGAGAGAATGGTTGCACCTACAAGGTCGCCGTAATACTTTGTGAAAAAATCGTTGCCTGTCATTATGCACCCATTTCAAAAGTGTAGTTATGTACGAATATTTTGTGTGAATCAACATCTCTTTGAACTGATGCTTTGATTGCGCCACCAGTTCTTGATTCCCAACCGCAAGAGCAAGTTACATCCCAAGCATTGTGAACAAAACCTCTGTTGTTGCGATATTTCTTTCCATCTGTTGTTACCCAAAACCACTTGATTGTGATTTTTTCTTCTGTTGGTACTAGCTTCATTTTCTTTCCTTTTCTTTGTAGGTCGTTCGCCTACAAGAAGAACAATACTCTCATCCATACGGATGTCAATACACAACACAACCAATCTTTCGGGTGTCGGACTGCCCTGTGGATAACTTCTATGCGACCATTGACCCATCTCAAAGGAAAGGGGATAAACGATGCTTTGGCTACTCATAGGGAGCGCAATCGCCATCACAGGGCTTGCGTGGGGGCTTTTAGCCTTTGAGGACAGGTTAACCTCACAGATTACACACTCAGAGGGTGGGTGGGGCTATTGATCAACCGCGACCCTCTCTTTTCGGTTCACAACTCCCTGAATGGGGATGTGGCAATCTATCTTGAAGAGCGCGATGCCAACCTTGATTTGGTCGAGGATGTCCTTGCAGCCGTTCCAATGGCACATTTGGAGTCTATTGAAAGCCTCTTGATCACAGATTTGAAGTCAGCCGATGCAGCTCGGATGATGGATAAGGCGAGGTCAGCCGTTCCTGATCTAGCCATCAAACTCGCAAGCATCAGCGAAAGCGAGGCACTTACTTTGGCTGAACAACTCATCACCGCCGTCAAGTATGCACGCGCTATGCGTTCGCAGCCTTTGACGACAAAATTGGAGTTGGTGAAGTAAGTTGGCAAATCCCAATGGTCGAAAAGGCGCACTCTTTGAAACTTCAGTAATGAAGTGGCTTAGAGAACGAGGGGTCAGCGCCGAGCGACTAACAAAGGCAGGAAGCAGGGATGAAGGTGATATTGTTTGTGTCGTTGCAAACAAGACATACATCTTTGAGTTGAAAAACCGCAAGGCGATCACACTTCCTGCCTTTTGGGATGAAGCAATCACAGAAGCACACAACTACGCATCAGCTCGTGGTTTGAAACAAACTCCACCTGCATATGTCATAATTAAACGCCGCAATGCCGGCATTGAAAAGTCATGGGTGGTTCAGGATTTAGAACAATGGCTTGGAACTAGGGAGTGAATTTCGAATACTTCTTCCCCACTTTACCTTTGTTGTTACAGGCACAATGCCGTGACATCGAAAACCCCGACATTTTCTTTCCTGAAGGAAAAGTCGAAGAGGCAAACAGTCTCCCAATTGCTCGCAGTATTTGCGGCGGTTGTATCGAACGAAAGGAGTGCTTGGAATACGCACTTGCAGAAAACATCCCATTTGGGATTTGGGCAGGAACGACACCAAAGGAGCGTGGAGTTTATGTTCAAAGAAGGCGCAAAAAGTTCGGCAAGAATAACG